TGGCAGAACAACGTGAAAGAAATTTCCTTCATACTGTCGTTCCACAACAGATTGCCACAGGTCACTTTAATTGCGAAGGAGAGGGGTGCCCCCTCCTTGACTTTGCAAAGACTTTTGATTCAAAAGTGACCACCCATGGTAGATTGGGTGACTCCAAACTGGAAGGTTGCCTACGTATTATTTTTGAAGCTAGTGAATTCTATGGATTCATCTTTGAAAATGATCTAGAAAACCAACTAGCACGATGGCAAGCCCATTTGCAAGAAGGCAAGATCCATTGGATCAAACTTGTTAAATATAAGTTATGTGCCTTCTATGCTGCAATTCTTGAACAAGAATTGCCTCCAGCTATAGGATTGATTAATGATCATCCTGATAAGCTGATAGGTGGAAGGTGGTATCGCTGGTTTAGAAAGTTCCAGCGAACCTCTTGTAAATTTCATCTACATAGTTTTCTGTGTACTCTTCTTCAGGGAGTGAAGCGTGGTTGTCCTCGGGCCGATGAGAAAGATCTCAATCAGGCTAAGTTTGACACCTTCACTCTTTTGACTTCTGAAATAACTTCAGATCGAGTAAGTACAGAGTTTAGAGAGCGCTATCCACGTATTAGTGAACAGCGAATTTTTGAAGAAATTGACCGGACGGTTCTTGAATTATTTAAGAACAAGACTTTCAATAAGAAAGATTATAATCCCGGTTTTCCTTCGACTTCTTCCAATTACGTTTTTACACGTAGTAATTTTGGAGGAGTTGGTGCTCTCTCGTCTCAAATTCATATCCTTAATGTATGGAAGTTTGGGAATCTTCATCCCTTAAATCAGACTTTAAGAAAGCCTGTTGGCGTTAGACAGAATGTCAACGGTTTTGATGAAGATGGTAATCCAAAAATTTCTTATACTTTAGTTATTGATAAGAATCTTAAGGAAGAGTTTGAGAGGCATAAAGCCGATGTAGATATAGATTTACTAGATGAGGCTATTGAGGAGATACCTTTTGCGGAGCCGGTTGCTCTCGCTGAAGCTCTGAAAATCAGAGTTATTACAAAAGGTCCTCCCGTTTCAGGATATGTCCTGAAACCATTACAACTTTTTCTTCATCGCATTCTGCGCAACCATCCCACTTTTAAGTTAATAGGAGAGCCTGTTACTGAAGAAGTCTTAAAAGACAAATTTCGAAAGGTTCTCAAGGGAGGTCAGAAGTTCATCTCAGGTGACTATAAAGAAGCCACTGATGGACTCTGGTCCGCTATTAGCGAAAGGATAGCGCATCGCATTTGTGATATAATATTTGCCGAAAGTGATTTCGAGCCACAATATGCTGAATGCTTCCGTGAGTTATTTATTCGCCTCCTCACTCGTCATGAGTTGAGATGTGATTCTAAGGAGAGATTTGAGTCTGCTCCTCAGAAAAATGGACAATTGATGGGTTCTATTGTTAGTTTCCCTGTCCTTTGTATTGCGAATGCCGTCCTATGTCGGATGGCCTTGGAATATCACGGTTTAAGAAGAAAGAAGCTTCGCAATCATCCGTTATTAATTAACGGTGATGATTGTGTTTTTATAGGAGATATAAGAGTCTTTGAAGTCTGGAAAGTTTTATGTCTGTATTTCAATATGAAGCCAAGCGTTGGCAAAACATATTTTTCTGCAGAATTTTTGAATATAAATTCAACAACATTCCTTTATGATTTCAATAAAAACATTCGTAAAGACGGAATGTTTTGGGTTGAATCTGAGCATAATTTTGTTCAGGTTCCCTTTTTGAATTTTGGACTCTTAAAGCATTACAAAAGGAGCGGAGGACCTATGGGTCCTCAAGATATTTTTTCAGAATTTGGCTCCTTTAGTGATACTTGTAAAGATCTCCTTACGACCACACCTCGGCACTGTGTTGATGCCGCATATAATTATTATATACGTGAATTTGGTCGTTTAGCGAAGCGTTGTAATATTAAGATTCCCTGGTTTATACCTCGGAATCGTGGTGGCGTTGGTCTTCTTCCTTTTGGAAGATACAATTTTAGTAAAAAAGACGAACGTATAGCCTCTCTAATGAAAAAGGATGGTGTGGGCTTTCGAAACTTTGGAAAATTTTCGACGTGGGGTCTTCATAGATATTTAGAAAATAACTATTTTAAAGACCTAGATACTGAGCCCGTTTCGGCGGAATATGATGAAGCTTATACTTATCTTGTTATGTTTAGCTTCTATAGTGCTGCTCTAATTGGAGGTCAGAAGACCTCTCTAGAGAGCCCCGCTATGGGTTATCAAAACCCTTTGCATCCTTTTAGTTCCACCTTATTAGATCCTAGATTCGTTAAAGCCTTAAATGTTGATTCAAAAGATTGGCTAACGGATTCTCAGAAGAATGAGACTATAAAGTCTCTTCGACACGCTGAGAGAACTTGGAAAAAGTATCTCAAGGAACTTAATAGAAAAGTTAATGTGTCGAATCCCTGGTTGTTTCCAGAGGTTGATCTTCCTAGGATTAGGTTTGGAGTTCTGGATTAATTCCTCCCTTGTGAGGTCGCCTGAGGGTACGCTATCGAAGTGCGGTGTCTACAAATACAAGTAATTTGTATAGTCCGTAGTCGTAGAACGTGTAAGTTGTGCACGGCGTCAGGTAAGGGGGGCGGCGGAGTTGGTATTGGTCTATTGACCAATTTTTAAAGTGGTTCCACGCTATGAGCATCATAAGGATGAGACTCGTTATGTGGAATATTAGACCCCGGCTAAGACTTAAATGTCAACAGACTTTGTTCTGAGCCTTGGGTTAAGAAGGTGTAGATATATCAATTTATTCTCCCTTCACCACTGTAGGATTTGTAGTCCTTGGGATCGTTGGTAGCGGTCAGCTGTACTTCCGGGTTTCCCCGTTTGGAAGAGGTTGACTGTCCATTTTAGATCCCTGATGGATATTAATTCTATTAAAAGTAATCAATACCACTGTAACTCTC